GTACGAATCTCCACGTTTAGAGCTTCGCACCAATTTCATCAACGATGGAAGCATCGGAATTCTGCTTTACGGCTACGGCGCAACTGCAACAAAAATTGCAGCAGGCGCATATGCATTCGCGGACTAATTCCAATTAATCATCGGCTGGTTCGCTCCCGAGTCAGCCGAGCAGAATAGGAGATCAGAGATGCCAAATATCATTACAGCTGAAGAGCTGCGCACGGTGCTTGGTGTCTCTGAATCTCTTTATTCTGATGTTTATCTTGAACAAATAATTGATTCGGCTGAACTCACAATTCTGCCTTTATTGACGCAATACCAATCAGCCATCGCGACGACTCGCATTGAAAATGGAGTCGCCTACTTCACGACAATCCGTCCATGTTACTTTGCGGTGGGTCAGTCAGTCGTGGTGGCTGGTTGCGGCGTACTTGATGACACTTACACCGTCACAAACACAGTCATTAGACCATACGAATTCTCAGTGGCAACTGCTGAAGCTGACCGCGTTCTGAATGTGATTATTCCATCAGGAACTGCGACGCTAGATGGCGCATCATCAGCTGAACTTTATGCAAACGTGCCACCAGTTAAATCTGCAATTCTTGTCGTTTCGGTTGAAATCTTTCAATCGGTTACGGCTTCAGGCAATATGACAACAAACGAAAATTTCAGTCCAAGCCCATTCGTTCTCGGTAGATCACTCCAGAGCAGAGTAATTGGATTACTTGGGCCATTCATTGACGTCGAAACGATGGCGCAATGACTATCCAATCAGAGGTTCGCGCACCGTTAGCGGCTGCGCTAGCTGGTGTGACTGCATCGGTTTATCAATCACCACCAGAGACAATCATCGCTCCAGCTTGCGTCATCGTCAGCGATTCGCCGTATCTGGAAAGTCTGCTCATCAATGGAGCAGTCACAAAGGTCAAAATCAATTTCATTATTTCAGCCGTGGTTGCATATAACAACAACGCAGGCGCACTAGACGGCTTAGAGCAGCTCTGCATTCAGATTCTCGGTGCTATGCCATCGGGTTACGTGGTCGGCAACGTCGAAAGACCATCGATCATGAACGTGGGAACTGGGTCATTCTTAATGGCTGACATTTCAGTTTCGACTTATTACACACAGGAAAACGACTAGGAGAAATCAGATGGCAACGACAATCATCACTGGCAGAGACATCACTTTCACAATCGACAGTGATAACTTCGATGCCCAAGCAACTTCAGCGACTCTGACTGTTGATTCAACAATCAACACTTATCAGACACTCGATGGCAAGGCTTATTACACAACAGACACACAGGGTTCATTCGCCGTTGAAATGCTTGCAGACTGGGGCGCACCTTCATCACTTTGTGAAGCTCTATGGACTGCTGCAACGTCAGCACCTAACACACCACTTCCAGTGGTATTGGTTGCAGACACAGGCGCATCATTCGCATTCAACGTGCAGCCAATTCTTCCAAGCGCAGGAGGTACTGCACCAGATGCACAAACGGTCTCACTTGCATTCACTTGCGTGACTACACCAGTCTTAACAATCAGCTAAAGAATAGGAAATCGGGAGCATGAAACTAGCAATAGCAATCGAACATTCGTCGGGCGAAAGTGTCACACACGTGGCACTTCCACCTGAATGGATGAAATGGGAACAAAAGACAGGTAACACAATTCAACAGGTTCAAGAAAAGCTTGGAATCAGTGATCTGATGTTTCTGGCTTATCACGCCATGAAAAGAGAAGCTGCGGGCAAGCCCGTCAAGCCATTCGAAGTCTGGTGCGAAACAGTGGCAGACATTTCAGTGGGTGAGCTTGAAAGCCCAAAAGTTATCCCGTCGGAAGCCTAAGTCGCTTGGTCTGGGATTTAGCCATTGAAACTGGTCTAGATCCAAAATCTTTCGAAACTGCTGACGACATCATGACCGTCATGGAGATACTGGAGAAGCGCAATGGCTGAGGATTTAATCGCTTACGATAAGTCCGACTTGCGCGCTATTTACAAAGCTTTCAAAGCAATGGACGAAGAAGCTACGGCATCGGCTAAAAAAGAATCCAATGCTCTAGCGACTTATCTTCAAGGCAAGATTGGTGCGACTGCTGCGGGTGCGAATAACAAGGTCGCGCCAATGATTGCTGCTGGCTCTAGAGTTTCAAAGTCTGCCAAAACTGGTGAAATCTCTTACGGCTTTGCGTCGCAAAAATTATCTGGCGGTGGCACGACTCAAATGCTTTGGGGCGGTTACGAATTCGGATCCAATAAATTTAAGCAATTCCCAGTCTGGTCTGGAAAAGAAGGCCGCGGATCACGTGGATGGTTTATCTATCCGACTCTGCGTGCCGAACAGCCTTATATCATCAACCAGTGGGAAAATGCGTTCAGTCGTATATTGAAAGAATGGGATTAAATGGCTACTGGATCTAGAACGCTAAAGCTCTCCATTCTTGGAGACGTCGATAATCTTAACAAATCACTCAAAGCTGCCAATGCTGATGTCGAGAATTCCAGCTCGAAGCTTGGCGATTTCAGCAAGAAAGCTGGTCTGGCATTCGCCGCAGCTGGTGCGGCTGCTGCTCTTTACGCTGGCAAACTGCTTATTGATGGCGTTAAGTCAGCCATTGAAGATGAAGCTGCTCAGGCATCCCTTGCTAAGACACTGGGCAACGTCACTGGTGCAACTAATGAACAGATTGCAGCTGTTGAGGAACAGATAAAAAGTAATCAATTACTTTTCGGTGTATCTGATAAAGATCTTCGTCCATCTTTGGAAAGATTGCTCAGAGCCACCAAAGATGTCAGCGAAGCTCAGAAGCTTCAATCATTAGCTCTCGATATTGCAGCGGGTTCAGGTAAATCACTGGAAGCCGTCTCTAATGCCCTTGGTAAAGCCTACGAGGGCAATTCAGGCGCATTAGCCAAGCTTGGTGTCGGATTATCAGCTGCGCAACTAAAAACGATGAGCATGGACGAAGTGACCACAACTCTAGCGGATACCTTTGGCGGTCAGGCTACTGCCAAGGCCGACACCTTCGCGGGCAAGATGGCACGTCTTTCACAGACCTTTGATGAAGCCAAAGAAACAGTCGGTGGATATGTTCTCGATGCATTAACGCCATTGCTCGATGGCTTTGTGAATAAGGGCGTTCCAGCAATTACTGCATTTTCAGATAGTTTAGGCAAAACGCTCGGCCCAGCCTTTGCCACAATCTTCAAAGTCATTAAAGAAGATCTATTACCAATACTTCAATCATGGTGGAATTTCTTATCAGGCGAAGTTATTCCAGCCATCATGTCAGTCGTCAAACCAATCCTTGAAGGTTTATCAGCGGCATTCAACACCATTAAAAAAGCAATATCTGACAACTCTGAGGAATTACAGCCATTCTATGATTTTTTGAAAAAGGTCTGGGAATTTATAAAAGTTTATTTAGCACCGTTATTAGGTGGAGCTTTCAAAGAAGCCCTTGAAGCAATCGGAAACATTGTTGGCGGTCTTGTTTCAGGCTTTGCAAAGCTTGTTGGCTTTATCAGCTCAACTGTAAGCAAAATAAAAGAATTCGTTAATTTTATTAAAGATAATCCAATCACTCGATTCTTTTTTGGTGATTCTGGCAATTCTAAATCATTGAGCGTTTCAGGATCTTCAGGTACAGCAGATTTAGTAGTTACTCCCAGCGGAGACGCAGGCGCTGGCGGTGGTGGTGGTGGAACTACTGGAATCATCTCGTCAGCAACTGGTTTTGATTTAGGTGGATATTCTCCAGCGATGCAAGCTGCAATCATTCGCCGAGATCAACTAAAGGCAGAGACGGCTGCGCTTAATGCCGCTAGAGATGCAGCAGCTACGGCTCGACTAGCTCAAACTGGAGGGCTTTCAACAGCTACTGTGGTCAATCAATACTTTAACGCTGTTGTGGCCGATACTGAAGCTGCTGCCCGTGCAGTCACTGATGTTCTCAACAACTCAACTAATCGAGGCACGAATGGTGCAGCTAATCTGGTCTATCTATGACGCTTTGGAATCCAGTCTGGCGTGTAACTATTGATGGCACGATTTACACGAATTTTGCCCTAGCCAATCTGACAATCACTTCAGGGCGCGTCAATATCTATGAGCAAGCCAATGCGGGCTACGTCAATCTTCAGCTGATAAATCTTGAACAGACTAACGTCGATATTCAAATCAATGATTCAGTTACGATTGAATTACAAGATTCGACTGCAACTTTCACGCCAATCTTTGGCGGCACAATTACGGACTGCACCATTGCGGTCAATGCAACTGGAAACATCGGAATCAATCAGACAATTTCAATCATTGCTCTAGGTGCATTGTCCAGACTTCCAAAAGCTCTGACCGATGGAACGCTGGCATCAGCTCACGATGGCACTCAGATTCTCCATATCTTGCAAGATTTATTGCTCAATAACTGGTCTGAAGTGCCAGCGGCTTTGACGTGGGCAACCTATGATCCAACTGAAGATTGGGCGCATGCTCAAAACGTAGGATTAGGCGAGATTGACACCCCAGGCAATTATGACCTTGCAGCTCGAACAGCTGACAGAATTGACGTTTATTCACTCGTTTCAGCTTTAGCCACTAGCGGGCTTGGTTATATCTATGAAGATTCATACGGACGCATCAGTTATGCCGATTCGACTCATCGCAGTCAATATCTAGCTCTTAATGGATACACGGATGTTTCAGCTGCCCAAGCTCTTTCAGGTGGCATTTCAATCGTTACCAGAGCTGGAGACGTTCGCAATTCAATAACTTTGAAGTATGGATCTAAATCAGCCAGCGAAACGACGCCATTCGAAAACGCCGAATCTATTGGACTTTATGGCCGACTGGCTCAGATAATTAGCACAACTTTGAAAAATCATGCTGATGCCGACACACAAGCTGCGTTCTATCTGACGCTGCGTGCATTCCCACAGCCGATGTTTAATCAGATCACTTTCGAATTGACCAATCCAGAGCTTGATAATTCTGACCGTGATTCACTCATCAACATATTTATGGGCTTACCGCTTCGAATCTCAGATTTACCGTTGAACATGTCTGCTGGAACTTATCTGGGTTTCGTTGAGGGCTGGACATTCCGTGCAGGATACAATTCGGTTTCGGTGACTACATTGCTTTCACCGTTGGCATTTAGCCTTCAAGCCATGAAATGGCAAGATGTCTCAGTGCTAGAAAAATGGAACACAATTTCACCAACACTCGACTGGGCAGATGCCCTAGTCGTCGCATAAGGAGCAGATATGAGCAATCCAACAACGCCGTTCAGCTGGCAGATGCCGACATCGACGGACTTGGTGACTGATTTACCAGCAGACTTTGAAGTCTTTGGTCAAGCTGTTGCCACATCAATGGCTGATTTATTAGGTGGCACAACAGGTCAAATACTTTCAAAGGCAACTAACACAAACATGGACTTCACTTGGATTGATAATGATCAAGGCGATATCACAGGCATTACGGCTGGCAATGGTATTTCGGTTACAAATCCGACTGGACCAGTGCCAACAGTAGCAATCAATACAGCTGTTACTGTAGATCTTACGACAGCGCAAACTCTTACCAATAAAACTCTTACATCTCCAGCATTAACAACGCCCACAATTAGCACATTAACAACTAACGGCGATTTACTTTATGGAACAGGATCTGGAGCTTTAGCGCGAAGAGGCATCGGTTCGACGGGTAATGTATTAACAGTTTCAGGCGGTGTGCCAGTCTGGGCTGCACCAGCAGGTGGTGGCAAAGTTTTGCAGGTAGTTAATGCAACTACATCAACATTTACATCAAACTCTACTGACACCTATGCAGATGTCAGCGGATTAACTGCATCAATAACACCTACATCAGCGACAAGCAAGATTCTAGTGCTGGTAAGTGCCAATGGATTATACAAAAGCGCAGCAAACGCAGACAATGCAGTTAGATTGAGACTTGTTCGCGGAGCGACTCAAATCTTGTTAATTGAAAGTATTGCAGGTTGGACTAATTCAGCAGTTGCAAATACAACAGCATCAAGCACAAGTTACTTGGACTCTCCAAGCACAACGAGTTCTACTACGTATAAGGTTCAAATTGCAAATTATCGAAATGGTGCTTCTGTAGGAATTAACCTTGAATTGGGAAGTGTTCTACCAAACTCTACTATTACTTTACTTGAAATTGGAGCATAAAAATGTCTATAAAAGCCTTGGAAACATTATCTAAATTGTGTCCCGAAGGTGGTTGGATTATTTCAGGTGATTCTTTTAAGGATATAACTTGGATTGATGACAGACCACGTTGCACTGAGGCAAAGTTCGAATCAGAATTGGCTCAATATGATGTTCAAAAAGCAGAGCAAAATGCCAAGGCTGTTGCAGATAAAGCAGCGGCACAGGCAAAACTTGCTGCACTTGGTTTAACTGCTGACGATTTTAAGGCTCTTGGGCTTTAATGATCCAAAGCCATAATGGATGGAGGGCATCTAAAGATGCAGCTGAGATTCACATCATCAGCGTTCCAATCGCGGGAACAAAGGTCAAGGTGCGATGTGCAAAAGCCGTCTCGCCATTGATTGCTGGATTCTGCAAAGAGTTTCACGAGCTGATTGAACCCATTGATGAAGGCCAGCTTGATGATTGGGGCTATGCGTTTCGCATGGTACGTGGCAGCACTGACAAGCTGAGCAATCACGCATCGGGAACAGCCATTGATCTAAACGCTACGCAACACCCGTTGGGCAAGGTCGGCACATTCCCATCAGAAAAGGTGGCAATGATTCGCGCCTTAGCCAAGAAGTACGGGCTAAAATGGGGCGGCGATTACAAAGGCAGAATTGATGAAATGCACTTCGAAATCGAATTGAGTGAAGCGAAGGTCGCGGCACTCATCGGGAGCTTGAAGCTAGGAGAAAACTAATGGATCAAGCAAAAGCAATGCTGGCATCATGGGCGAGAAGCTCTGTTGCTGGTGCGTTGGCTGTCTATATGACTGGCAATACAAACCCGAAGGATTTAGCACTTGGCTTAGTCGCTGGACTTGTTCCAGTCTTGGCACGATGGGCTAATCCGAATGATGTAGCTTTCGGCACGAAGAAGTGAGCGTCGGCGAATGGACGGCAGTCGGTGGGCTTGTCATTGCGGTGCTGACTGCCATCTATTCGTCAATGCGATTCATGGTGAAGTCGATCATGCGAGAGCTTTCACCGAATGGGGGCAATTCTCTGAAAGATCAGGTCAGTCGGATTGAAGCCAGGCTCGACCAACTGATGCTTGAAATTGCGCTAAAGAAGTAATCGACACGCCGATTCTCATGCGGGAATCTTGAAATTGTCGGATAAGCCTGTCACTCTCTATTTCGGGAGCTGATTGGCAGCTCTCAGAATCGGGAGCAATTATGACAACGAGTGAAGTCGGGCTATTCGTACTTATGGCGATAGCGTGCATTGTCTGGGCTATATGCAGTTACGCAGTCGGATACAAAGAAGGCCACAAAGATGGCTATCAACGTGGCAAAGCTGTTGGACGACACGCATCATCTAAGGCGGTCATCTAATGGGATTCTTGGACAACTACGAAGCTGCACGCGCTCGCACAGATCGATGGATTGCTACACATCCAACTGGACGCATTGAAACAGAAATCATGGAATTCAACGCTGAAAAAGGCTACGTTCTAGTAAAGGCAACGGGCTATCGCAACGCCGATGACCTTTACCCAGCTGGCGTTGATTTCGCTTATGGCTACCAAGGCGCATACGTCCAGAACATGAAACGCTGGTTCGTCGAGGATACAGTCACCAGCGCAATTCTTAGAGTTATGCAGCTCATCATGGGCGGTGCTGAACGCACAGTGCGTGAGACGATGGAACAGATTGAGAAGCTTCCAGCCAAGGTTGCTAATACCGAACCCGATTACTGGAACACCAAATTCGGTGACGTGCCATCATTTAAGACACGTGAAGAAGCTGAAGCATCGGGCATTCCAACAGTTTCACAGGCCATTCAAGAAGTCACGGCTCAGCTAGGCGGCGAGATGCTGGCAGAAGCTCCACAGTGCAAGCATGGGCATCGGGTATGGCGTGAAGGCATCTCGGCAAAGACTGGCAAAGCTTGGGGCAATTACAGCTGCGTAGAACGCAAGCCCAATCAATGTGATCCAGTCTGGTATGTCTTTGGATCTAATGGAAAATGGAGTCAGCAACTGTGAGCGACTTCGTTGAGATTATCAATCCAAGAACTATGACGTGCAAGCTGATGGAGAATGGCGTTATCGTTGAAGAATACAAAATTGAGCAGTGCGATAAGTGTTCAATGCTGGTGCGATTCGATGCATTCGGATTTCAAAAAGGCTATGGCGATGAAAAGATTATCTGGTTCTGTCAGGGTTGCCGATGATTATGGTTCGCCTATCGCGTGAAGATGAAATCATTGCTCACGGTGCTGGTCTAGCTAGAGAATCACGCTATGGATCTAGTGATAAGCGCGTCAAGAATGGCGGCAACTTTCATGCTTGCGTGAGCATTCATGCTGAAGCTGTTGGAGCTGAGATGGCGGTTGCACGTTACTTCGGCGTAAGCGACTTCGTGCCTACCGTCAATACGTTCAAGAATGAACCCGACGTGAATTGGGATGGCTTGGCTATTGAAGTCAAGCAAACACCACATAAGCGCGGTCACTTGATTGTGACTGACGATGATCGTGACACTGACATCGCAGTGCTGGTCGTAGGCGAATCACCGACTTATTACATCGTGGGCTGGATACCAGTGGGCGTAGCTAAGCGACCACGATTCCAATCAGCCCAAGGTGGTTACTGGGTCAGCCAAATAAACCTTCAACCCATTGAAAATTTAAGGAAATCCATTCATGCCAATACTTGAATTCGATTGCTCGATATGCGCCAAGCTTTACGGAAAAGCCAAGCAACGTCATGGCATACGTAAGACGTCAGAACTATCGCTTCATGAATGGTTCAGCACGTGTCTTGGATGTGGAGCAATGGGCATCAAGCTTGTCGATGATGACAAAGTGGATGGGTTATCACTATGAATAGTTATCCACAGAAGTTATCCACAATCATGCAAAACTTGTGGATGACACGCAGGAAGCACGCTCAACTTATCCACTTACTCGTGAGTAACTTGACAGGTACGTTAGCATCACAACTCGCTGGCGAGCCGCTGAAGCGGATAGCTCGCGGGCGATGTTTGGTGCTAGTGGGCGTGCTATGTATTGTGGGCACAACACCAGCGGAAGCAATGACAGAGATAGACAATCTAAAGCTCTATGCACATTCTCGAATCATTAACTATAAGCAATTTCAATGCTTTAACAAGCTGATAACAGCTGAATCTTCATGGAGAATTGATGCTAAATCAGGTACTCATTTCGGCCTTGGCCAGATGAAGAACACTAAGTATCGTGACCTAGATGGATACCGTCAGATTGACTGGAGCATTCGCTATCAGCGCACACGCTATGGATCTCATTGCAATGCTTTAACATTCTTCAAGAAGAACGGATGGCATTGATGTCTAAAGCTTGGAAGAATGGCAGCGGTAAAGGTTGGCGAAGGATAAGAGAACGCATACTGCAACGAGATGGTCACATGTGCCAGATGTGCGGGCAGACTGAAGGCAGACTTCACATCGATCACATCATTCCTAAGCGATTGATTGGAGCTGAAGGCGATAATGATTCCAATCTGCGCGTATTGTGTGAATCGTGCAATTTACGCAAAGGTGGTCGCTTTTTTGGAACAGAAGTAACACCCCCGACTCTCCATGGACGTTATTTACCTCAAAACGAGAGCGTAAG